ATAGTAGGTACTATGATAGAGATATAGCAGGGTTAAACTTATTTGAGAATGAAGAATACTTCACAATTACCATTAAACGTGGCACAAAAGACGTTTACCAAAGAGCTATATTAGCACATTTATACCCACCGAAGGTTAGATTTACCGTAGACATTAGACCAAAATTGAATAAAATCCTTAGAGATTTAACTGACGTTTTGTCACAAGATGAATTGGTATGTAACTACCAAGATTACGAGCTGATTAACTAATCAAATACTATTTATTTTAAAACCAATTAACTAATGAGTGAGATGAACAATTTTGGATACTTAGGACATAGTTTCCAACTAAAATTAATGAATTTAATAATAACCGATAAGACGTTCTTTACATCAATTATAGATGTGATTGACCCTAAATATTTTGATAATCAATATTTTAAATTGATTATGCAATTAGTAAAGGAATATTATTTAAAATACCAAACAGCACCATCATTCGATGCACTAGACCAACTAACAAGGATAGAAGTTTCTTCTGAGATGGCTAAGAAGTACATTTTTGATATGATTAAGGAGGTTAAGGACGCTTCGTTTGAAGACCACCTATTCGTTAAAGAGAAAGCCATCAAGTTTTGTAAACAACAAGAATTAAAAAAAGCTATTCGTAAAGTTGAAGGAATTATGGAAAAGGGTGACTTTGAGAGTTATGATATGTGTGAAGAGTATATTAGAGACGCTATAACTGTTGGTGACGGTGGGGACGATGATTTTGAAATATTTAGTGAATTAGAACAATTATTAGAGGATGATTACAGACACCCCATACCAACAGGAATTGACGGAATAGATAATATTCTTAACGGAGGATTAGCTAAAGGTGAGATTGGTGTTGTATTAGCACCTACAGGTGTTGGTAAAACCACATTATTAACTAGATACGCTAATTCAGCATTTAATTTAGGGTACAACGTATTACAAATATTTTTTGAAGATAATCCGAAAATCATACAAAGAAAACATTTTACATGTTGGACTGGTATACCTTCACAGGAATTAGGTGAACATAAAGAAACAGTACTAGACAAGGCAGATGAAATGAAAAAGATTGGTGGTAGACTAATATTAAAAAAATTACCATCAGACGACATGACAATGTTACAGATTAAAAACCAAGTCAGAAAAGTTATGGCGGAAGGAATTAAACTAGACATGGTACTTATAGATTACATTGATTGTATTCTACCAGATAGAGCATTTAATGACGAGTGGAAAGGTGAGGGTTCAGTTATGAGAAAGTTTGAAGGTATGTGTCATGAGTTAAATTTGGTTGGATGGACAGCAACACAAGGAAATAGGTCGTCAATAGCTTCAGATGTAGTAACAACAGACCAAATGGGTGGGTCTATTAAGAAAGCTCAAGTTGGACACGTTATTATATCAGTAGCAAAAACACTACAACAAAAAGAAATGGGTTTAGCAACACTAGCAATTGTTAAATCAAGATTGGGTAGAGATGGTGTTATATTCGAGAATTGTAAATTCGACAATGCAACACTAGAAATAAGTACTGACTCAACAACAACTTTCTTAGGTCATGAAGAAGATAAGACTGAAAGAAACAGACAAAAGGTTGCTCAAGCACTACAAAGAAGGCAACAAGTACTAAATAGAAATAACAATAATTAAAAAAATAGATAATGGAATTAGCAAGTGAGATTTTATCAGAAATCACAGTTCATATGAAGTACGCAAAATACTTACCAGAACAACAAAGAAGAGAGACGTGGGTCGAATTAGTAACAAGAAATATGGATATGCATATTAAGAAGTACCCAGACCTCGAAGAACAAATCAGAGACAAGTATCAGTATGTATATAAAAAGAAAGTACTACCATCAATGAGGTCAATGCAATTCGGTGGTAAACCATGTGAAATATCACCAAATAGGATTTATAATTGTGCTTACATGCCAATAGATTCTATTGATTCATTTAACGAAACAATGTTTTTGTTGTTAGGTGGGACAGGTGTTGGTTACTCAGTACAAAAACATCATGTAGAAAAACTACCAGTAATTCAAAAACCATACCCAAAAAGAAAGAAACGATTCTTAATTGGAGACTCTATAGAAGGATGGGCTGACGCGGTCAAGGTTCTTATGAAGTCTTATATGAATGGCGGTGGTTCACGTATAGAGTTTGATTATTCTGACATTAGAGAAAAAGGAGCAAGACTGGTAACATCAGGTGGAAAAGCTCCAGGTCCACAACCATTAAAAGAATGTTTAGTTAGGATTGAAGGTATTTTATCATTAAAAGAGAATGGTGAAAACTTAACAACGTTAGAAACACATGATATAATTTGTTATATAGCTGACGCGGTTTTAGCTGGTGGAATTAGAAGGGCAGCATTAATTAGTTTATTTAGTGCAGATGATGACGCTATGATTGGTTGTAAAGCTGGTAACTGGTGGGAACTAAACCCACAAAGAGGTAGAGCAAATAATTCAGCGGTTCTTATGAGACACAAAGTTACAAAAGAATTTTTTATGGATATTTGGAAACGTGTTGAGTTATCAGGAGCTGGAGAACCAGGAATATATCTTAATAACGATAAAGATTGGGGAACCAACCCTTGTTGTGAAATTGCACTAAGACCATACCAGTTCTGTAATTTATGTGAGGTTAATGTTTCAGATATTGAGTCACAAGAAGATTTAAATGAAAGAGTTAAAGCCGCAGCTTTTATAGGAACACTCCAAGCGGGATACACGAAATTCCATTATTTGAGAGAAGTTTGGCAAGAAACAACAGAGAAGGAAGCACTAATAGGTGTATCAATGACGGGTATTGGTTCAGGAAAAGTATTAAAGTATGATATGAAAAAATCAGCTTCACTAGTAAAGAGAGAAAATACTAGAATAGCTAAGTTAATAGGGATTAATCAAGCAGCTAGAACAACAACAGTTAAACCAGCTGGAACAACATCACTAACACTAGGGACATCATCAGGTATTCATGCATGGCATAATGACTATTATATTAGGAGAGTTAGGGTAGGAAAGAATGAATCTATATATAGTTATTTATTAATAAATCACCCAGAATTATTAGAGGATGATTATTTTAGACCAGGAGATACAGCTGTAATAAGTATACCACAAAAAGCCCCAGAAGGGTCTATAGTAAGAACAGAATCACCATTTCAACTACTAGATAGAATTAAGTTAATTGCTAGCGAGTGGGTTAAGTCAGGACATAGAAGCGGTTCAAACGGGCATAATGTATCAGCTACGGTATCATTAAGAGACCACGAATGGGACGCAGCTGGAGAATGGATGTGGGAAAACAGAAAGGCTTATAACGGATTGTCAGTATTACCATTTGACGGAGGTTCGTACATACAAGCTCCATTTGAAGATTGTACAAAAGAAAAGTATGAAGAGATGATGGTATCATTAGATAAGATTGATTTATCACAAGTTGTTGAAATAACAGATAACACCGATTTAAAAGGTGAGTTAGCTTGTTCTGGTGGTAATTGTGAAGTCGACGTAGACCTAGAAAAATTAAAAGTAAGTGAAGAATCATAAATTTAGTAAAGAGACTCTGTACCACTTCAATTGTGGTCAATGTGATAAATGGTGGTCAATTGCTGACTACCATTTGTTGTCTAATAATGTACCAAAAAACAAGGAAACAGTACATAATTTATTAACATGTCCTTATTGTGGACATAAAGAAGAAGTAAAAGAAGTTGAAGATGAGAAGAAATGACGATTGGATTACAGAACTACATTATAAAGAGTTAATTAAACCAAAATTACAACCTAGAGATTTTTATTGGGATAATGGAAATATGGTTATGACTGAAGAATACCACAAAAGAAGGGGTAGTTGTTGTGGAAACGTATGTAAACACTGTCCATTTTTCCCAAAATATGTTAAAATGAATAAACAACTAAAAGAATCATAAAACTATACGCAAACCTATATTGGAAGTATTTATTATAAAAAAGAATGCCCAATCCAAAATACGGTATAACATTCCCATTTGGTGATAGTGAAGAAGGACTATTCTTAGGAATGAACGAATTAGCTGACGCTGAAGTTAGGTCTAATCTGGTACATTTAATATTAACTATTAAAGGTAGTAGGTATTTTCTACCAGACTTCGGAACTAATTTAATGAGGTTAATATTCGAACCATTGGATAGTAGCACTAAAGCATCTATTGACAGGGAGATTAGAGACGCTGTTGGAGAGTTCATACCAAAACTAAAGATTGATGGTGTTGAGGTTAAAACAGCTGAAGATTTAAGAGCTGAGGAGGGGGATATTGAGTTAGACCCAAAAATGGACGACAACACATTTAGTTTTGCTGGTGATTCCGAGAGAGAATATACAGTTAGGGTTCGTATTGACTATAGTATTGGGTCAGGTGTGTTTGAATCAAGAGATTTTGTAATAATTAATTTATAATATGGCTGATAAAAAAATAGCGTACACGGAGAGAGACTTTCTAGGTATTAGAAACGAACTAGTTAGGTTAACAAATACCTACTACCCCGACTTAATTAAGAATGCTAATGACGCATCTATTTATTCTGTATTCTTAGACTTAAATGCTGCAGTAGCAGATAACCTAAACTTCCAAATCGACAGAACATTTCAAGAGACTGTTTTACAATATGCACAAGAAAGGAGTTCATTATATAATCTAGCTAGAACATATGGTTTAAAGGTACCAGGAAATCGCCCTTCACTAACTATATGTGAAGTTTCCATAATAGTTCCAACACTTGGAGATAAGGAAGACTTTAAATACCTTGGGTTATTAAGGAGAGGTTCACAATTTAAAGGTGGTGGTAACATTTTTGAATTGTCTGAAGATTGTGATTTTTCATCACAATATGGACCAGATGGTAGAGTAAATAGAACAAAAATACCAAACTATGACTCAAACGGGATTATTAGAAATTACACAATAACAAAGAAAGTATTATCTATTAATGGTGTTACAAAGGTATTTAAAAAAGAAATTACAGACAATTTATCTAAACCATTCTATAAGATGTTCTTACCAGACGAGAATGTTATAGGTGTTACATCGGTTATACAGAAAGATGGTACAGGATATAAAACACTACCAACAAGCTTGGAGTTCATGGATGTCACAAGTGATAGATGGTATGAGGTTGACGCATTAGCACAAGAAGAAGTTTTTGTTATGGACCCATCATCTCCAGTTGATGAAACTGGTATTAAGGTTGGTAAATACCTTAAGGCAGACCAAAGATTTGTTACAGAATACACACCAGAAGGGTTTTTTCATTTAACATTCGGTGCTGGAAACCAAACACCACAAGATTTATTAGATTCATTTAGTAAGAACGGCATAACGTTAGATATGTCAAAGTTTATGAACAATACAGCTTTGGGTAATATGGTCAAAGGCAACTCAACAATATTTGTTGAATATAGAGTTGGTGGAGGAAAATCATCAAACGTTGGAGCTGGAGCTATAAACTCTTTAGGTACAATAGATTTTATTGTATCTGGACCAAATTCACAAATAAACCAAAATGTTAAAGGTAGTTTATCCGTTACAAATACTACATCAGCAATAGGAGGAGCAGACCAAATGTCAATTGAGGAAATAAGAAATTATATATCATTTAATTTTGCGTCACAGAATAGAGCTGTAACAATTAATGACTACACAGCAAAATTAAGATTAATGCCCTCTACATTTGGAGCACCAGCTAAGGTTGGTGTAACCGAACTAGAGAATAAGGTTATGTTAAACATACTATCATACACACCAACAGGAAAACTAACATCAAAGGTACCAAAAGCATTAAAGAAAAATGTGTCAGAATTTTTATCTAATCACAGAATGTTGAATGACTATATTAGTGTTGGTTCCGGTAAGGTTGTTGATTTAGCGTTTGAGGTCGACCTAGTATTAGAGAATTCAGCAAACCAAGGACAAATAATAACTAACGCTATAACAAAGATAGCTGATTATTTTGATATTGATAATATTGAGATGGGTCAGGATTTACCAATGGGAGGACTTAGGGGGGTTATTATGAATCAACCAGGAATTATAAATATAGTTAATCTTAAAGTATTTAATAAGGTTGGTGGTAACTATTCACAATCACAATCATCACAACCTATATGGGCATCAGTGTCAGCCGGAGTTAGAGAACTTAACATGTTAGATGACACCATTTACGCACAACCAAATGAGATACTACACGTTAGATACCCTGAAAAAGATATCGCGATAAGGGTACAAACACCAAATAAACCAATCTTATCCTAATCTTTACTAAAAGGTGGTTAGAACTATTATTAGTTTTAGCGTAATAACTATTTATTTAGTAAAGCATATATGGGAACTAAATCATTCAGAGTAAGGACTCAAGTAGGTCAAGAACAAAATTTAACATTTGAGTTAAAACAAGATTTTGATTTATTAGAGATATTAAGCTTATCCTTAACACAAAAGGATATTTACACACGTATGTGCGCTGATTTCGGTGTTGTTGTGGGTAGAGTCATTATTAATAGTGGGTTTGGGGTACCAAACTGTAAGGTATCCATATTCGTACCAATAGAAGATAGTGAGAATGACATTATTAAGGAACTATATCCGTTTAAACAACCATATGATAAAGGTAGTGACGGTACAAGGTACAATTTACTAAGTAGGGAACCAAACTTTGATTGTCATACCGCCGTAGGTAGTTTCCCAATGTTAGATGACGTACTAACAAATCAAGATATTGAATACGTTTACAAAAAATATTACAAATATACTGTAAAAACAAACGACTCCGGAGATTTTATGATATACGGTGTTCCAACAGGGGAACAAAAAATTATAATGGATGTTGATATGAGTGATATTGGGTGTTTTTCGATGTTACCAGAAGACTTTAAACTTAAAGGTTATCCAGAATCGGATTTTGACGGACCACACTTTAAAACAGATAGGGAGATTGACAGCCTACCACAAATTGTAAATCAACAAAAGATATTAAACATTAACCCATTTTGGGGTGACAAGGATGATTGTAACGCTAGTATAACAAGGGTTGACTTTGATTTGGGTGACTCAGGTATGAAATTAGAACCTAAAGCTGTGTTTATGGGCTCTACAGCAAGTGATGATGGTAAGAACTACATTAACAAAAACTGTAGACCCAAAAAACGTATGGGAGAATTGTGTAAGATTGTTACTAACCCTGGAATCATAGACTGTATAAGATATACACCATTTAGTAAGGAAGACCCATTAGCTTATCCAGCATACGCAGGTGGAGGTTCATATAGTACAACCAATTTCGACGGTGGACAAGTACCAATACTAGAGAGGTATTATCTTAAAGACGGGGGTAGAGTTATAGACGATACAGGAACTTTCCTAGAACACATACCAATGAATCTAGACCACCTAACAACTAATGAGTTTGGTGATTTAGTTAAATCTTACGACCCAGAGGTTGGTGTAGCTACAAGAGCTAGATGTAGGTTTAGGATTAGACCAGAACAAGGGAGTGGTGGAGCTAGACAAGCTAAAGTAGGTACATACCTGGTACCAAACATACGTGAATTTAATTATGACAATAATGTTGATGGTGACTGGCCTGGTATTGACTATAGGTCTTATGCATTCTCTATAGAATACAGAGATTATCATCCACTAGCACAAAGATATTTAATACCTGGAGCCAAAGATTACTTCTATGATATGAAATATAATATGGTGTATACTGTATCACAATTTCATGACCACGTAAAACACAACGGTAGAAAACAATTTATTGGAATTAAAGAAATATTACCAAGGGCAGCTGAACAGTGTCCTGATAATGCTATGCCGTTCCCAACAAATACAGCTGTTAGAAATTGGACTTTAAG